TTCCTGCAAACTGTTGTATTGATGTTTTATACTTATTCTCGTACAGTGTCAACATCTCCATTGGACCTTTTAAAAATCCAAATGCTTCTACTAAACAAGCATACAATAGTCCTTGTGGAAAGTAATTACTTATATATGTAGTGGAATTACCGTCACTACCAGAACCAAGTCCTACCGGCATTTTGTTGTAATATACTCTGAATTTGTAAGCTGCATCCGGTGTAGGAGCTATATATAATCCTCCAGATGTAGTGTCTGTTTTAAGTGTAGCACCGCCAAACATAGAGTAATATTTTGGAAAACCTGTTACATCTTGTGCCGTTAGATCACCTTCTGGTCCGGTTAATCTATCAGTATATTCTGATAAATATGTTTGATCTTTTTTTTCTAACCAACTACCATTACCTGTAGTATTTGCTGTTGAATTAAATACTTCAATACCTCTAATAAACAAAGCACCAGCCGGTACGTTAATTGTATTATTGTCTGTAGATAATGTACCTTCTTGCACAAATCGATCTGCATCCATAGGTAACTCATTATTAATTCTATACTCAGCAGCCATTATAAAACCATCTAAGATAGTTGTTGTAAATACAGAATCGTCAACCTCAGTGTAATCTAAGATTGCTTGTTTTAAAGTTGTGTATGTGTAAATTGAAACTCCTGACATAATTAACCTCTATCATTAACGG